AGATCGCAGTCGGAAGCAGTTACTATTTGGACGTCAACAGAATATCCGGCAACTTAATATCTGACGGTATGGTCAGCAGGGAGCTTTTGCAAAAATACAGCAAAGGAACATTGCTTGCGGCTAATTTCATTGATTTTGCAGTTGAATATGAAAATCCGGAAGATTTGAGCAAGTTCGGGCTTAAACGCCCGCCGCAGTCGTGGCAATATGTGGAGGAATTGAAATGAAAACTTACATTTGCGACATTTGTCAAAAAGTGATCGACAATCCGTATAAAATGAAAATGCGGGAATTTTATGTCGGAGTATCGTTTTTTGAGTATTGCTGTGTACCGGAAGAAACATCTCGCAAAACAAAAATTCATTTATGCGGTGATTGTTTTGAAATGTTAAAAAATAAGGCGAAAAAGGTGAAAAGATGAAACGGATAACAGATGTCATAGAAACCGTAAACAATGCTATTGGATATGTTCAGCAGTTTCCTTGCATACTTTGCCAATACGAAAACAGTAGAACAGGAGAATGCAGAGCCGGTGTAAAATACAAAGGCACTTGCCCCGTTTATCGAAACCTAAAAAGTGAACTATGGAAATTGAGGAAAATTGAGGAGAAGCAGAAATGAACATCAAAGTAACGATCACGCAAACGAACGGGATGACGACCGAAAAGGTCTTTGACCGACTGGAAGTTGCCTTCCGCTGGGCTTTGCTCAAAATTCAATCCGACGGCGTTTCTGCCGTAAATCTTGAAAAGGAGAACTGATTATGAAAAAGTTTTTGATTACCGCCGTACAGATCCTTGCAACCGTTGCGGTTGCCGCTGTCATTTGCGTTTCCGCCTTTTTTGTGGCAAAAGCAGTTGGGGAACCGGTTACCGAAAAGGACGAGATTAAGATGTGCATGGATGAGATCGTGCCGCAGTACGAGTGGGAGAACTACGCCTACACAGCGCAGAAGGCAATCGTCCGGGAGCCGGAGAAAGGTTCCTGCTACTATATGATCGTCGTCTATGCCGCGGATGAAACCGAGACGCTCCACCGATACGAGTTCCTCTGCCGCGTCCGCTACTACGAGGGCGGGGAACCTGATGTGGATGCAGATCTCGTCCGGGACGATGTATGCGAGGAGTATTGAAAGGAGCGGAAGATGACAATTTTTAACACACAGCAGGGGAAAGGTATTGGCTATCGGCTTCAATTTGAAACTGACGATAAGGACAAGTTCCTTTATATGCAGGAATGCGCCAGAAAGTGCGTTGACGATGACGTTCCAAAAGAATCCAAAGCAACGGATCAAGATTGCGATAATTTCAAGGATCTTCTGAAAAGATTTAGACACTTGTTAAGAAGCGAGTATATTCGTAGTTTTGATGAATGGGATGCCAAAAGAGGTCGATATAAAAAAGATATTCGGCAAGCAGACGAAGATATGAAAACAATAAAGCAATTGGAAGAAGGCATGGAATCGGTAATTGAAAAATATTGGTCTTACTGTTTTCGTAAATCGGCAACCAAAATTTTAAGTTCTACTGATACAGCACCATTCAAAGGAAACATTATAGAGGAGGATGAAGATGCTGACCGAAACGAAGTACCACAACAAAAAGATTAAGGGCGCGGACGGCTTCGTTTACGACAGCAAGCGCGAGCATAAACGCTACGCGGAACTCCTGCTTATGGAGAAAGCCGGGCTGATCACAGACCTGCAACGGCAGGTCAAATATTCCCTGATCCCGTCGCAGAGGGACGCAGACGGCAAACTGATCGAGCATGGTGTGGACTACGTTGCGGACTTCGTCTATACCGATGCCGCAGGCAACTTCATCGTGGAGGACGCGAAGGGAGCAAAAACCCAGGCGTACATCATCAAGCGGAAACTGATGCTCTATACCTACGGTATTAAGATCAGGGAGGTGTAAAATGGAATTGCTTGAATCAGAAGTGTTTCATTTCATTTGCTATTTCCTTGCACCAATATTTACGTTTTTATTTGCGGCTTCTACTATAATCAGTCTTTTTATTCCAGAAGAGGCAAAAAAGGCAAAGAAGGTCGCCTATATCCTGTTTTCCGTTTCTATGATGCTTGCTTTGTTTGACTATTTCTATTTATGGTTGTATATTTTCTGGGAGGGTTAACGCATGGATAACCGGGATAAAAATATCAGATGTCCTTTCTATCGCTCCGGAGCGCACTATACTACGAAGAACAGGCGCGTGATCGGGCAAAGGAAACGGACAATCAACTGCAAGGGCGCTATTGCTTACCATTCCGTAAGGTTCCAGACCGTGGAGGAGCGCGCGGAATACAGCAAAAAGTATTGCAAAAGGAACTGCGGCGCGTGTCCTATTTACAACTGCATTGAACAGATGAACGAGGAGCAGGGTTGATCCCTGCTCCTTTAATTTTAATTAGGGGTACCACTTTTTTTTATTATTTGATAGTATGGTATCAGATTGAATTATGAGGTGGTATTTTATGCCTATTATAAGCGGGCTTATATGGAATATCATCAACGCTATCAAGGCATTGTTTGGAGGTGGAAAGCGTGCCTAAACCTACTGATCCGCAAACTATGGAGAAGGTGCGCGCTCTGCTTGCAAGCGGTGTCGGTGTGAACGAAGTTGCCCGGCAGGTCGGAATGTCCTCTGCGGGCGTTTCCGGGTTGAAAAAACGGCTTGAACAGGATAAATCTTTCGAGCAGGAGCGAGCAGATAAAAAACAGGAGTTCATCGAACTGGCTTGGCAAGCCGCCGCAAAGGGCATTCGGATTGTGAACGCCAAACTGGATGACATCGAGAAAAGCCAGGAACTTGCCGCAAAAACGGATATGCGCGAGATCTCCACCGCTGTCGGAACGATGATCGACAAAGCCCGGCTCGCCGCGGGAGAGTCCACGCAGATCGTGGACGGCAAGGTCGAACTGTTGAGGTTTGAGGATTTCTGATGGTAGTTGCAGATTTGATCCAAAAGCGAAAAGAAATTTGGGAACACGGGAGCGAGAAGCGCAAGACGCAACCGCACGACATCAACGAGGACAAGCTCTATATCGACATGGTGGCGCGGACGATCCGATCCGACGAGGGCTTGATGCAGGAAATCGTCAAAAAGCCGTATCTCCTGATCGAAGCGTGTATGTGCGTGGTTGACAAAGACAAGAAAACGGTTCCGTTCTTTCTCAATGACGTTCAGCGGGCTTTTATCCGCGAGTTGGAGACGCAAGGGACGGAAAGACCGTTTTTCATCCTTAAAGGGAGACAGCAGGGATTTACGACGCTTATCACGGCGATCCAGTTGTCCTACGCGATTACTCGGAACAACTTTGAGGGATTCACGATTGCAAATAAGGCAGAGAACACCGAGACAATCTTTACGCAGAAAGCAAAGGTTGTTTACGATCGCTTGCCGGAACAGCTAAAACGCCACACGAAATACTCAAATAAGCGCGAGTTTCTGTTCGATGATCTGAACAGCTATTGGGGAATATCAACGGCTACGGACGACATCGGGCGGTCGCACACGTTTTCTTTCGTTCACTTCTCCGAGGTTGCGTTCTACGGATGCAGCCTGTCGGACTTACAATCGGCGATCAATCCGACCATCGTTCCGGGTGCGGTGATGATCTACGAAACCACTGCTAACGGCTTCAACGATGCAAAGGCGCTGTGGGACAGCGGATCGTGTGTCAACCTGTTCTATGAGTGGTGGAGATCGTCGGAGTACCGCTCTACGCGGCTTAAAGCTCTTGAAACGGACGAACCGTGGCTCCAAGACAGATTGAAATGGCTAAAAGAACGCGGGCTTGACGATGAACAGCTTGCGTGGTACGCGAAAACGTACAATGAGTATCTCGACAAGAATATGATCAGGCAGGAATACCCCTGCACGCCGGAAGAGGCGTTCTTGTTCTCCGGCGATTCGGTGTTTGACGCAGAAAAAGTCACGGAAGCCATGAACCGAGCGTTGGCACATCCGAAACTGACGCGGCGCGGGTACTTCACCTACCGCCCGGTAGAAACGCCGCTCATGGACGAGAATGGGAACAAGGTCGGCGGAACATGGGCGATCGAGGACATCCAATGGGTGGACGATCGGAACGGCATGATCAAGATCCACGAGGAGCCGCGCGAGCATAAGGACGCGCAGGAGATCGTGGACGGGCAAGCCCCGTATGTGATCGGCGCGGATACTTCCGGGAGCGGTAAGGACTTCTGGGCGGCGAAGGTCATCGACAACATGACCAAAAAGACCGTGGCAACGCTGCACAAGCAAAGTCTTGACGCGGACAAGTTCACGGAGCAGTTGATCTGCCTGGGGCAAATGTACCACAACGCGCTGATCTCCATTGAGATCAACCTCTCACCGTACCCGATCATCGCGCTGACGCGGAAGTACAACTACACGAACGTCTATATGCGGGAGCGGTACGATAAGACCTACGACGAGCGGACGCAGGAGCCGGGCTTCCTCACCAACAAGACGACAAAGAACGCCGCCATTGACAACCTTGTCATGCTGTTCCGCGAGTTACCGGATATTGAGTGCGACCCCGAAACGCTCCATGAAATGGCTGTGTTTGTCCAAAAGGAAAACGGAAGTAGGGAAGCCATAGAGGGCGAGCATGACGACCTTGTGATGGCTCTGGCGATCGCTCACATGAGCGCGAGCCAACAGACCATCTCCTGGTTGCCGGTGGAGCATAAGATCCCGGACGATCTCAAATGGTTCTTTGGGGAGAACTACGGGCGCGATGATGATAACAGCCTCGCCGCAGGGATGCGGTGGGACGATTTTTGAGGAGGAACGAGGATGTTTTGGAGAGCCGATGTTGAATCCAATGAGTTGAAACGCGAGAACGAACGGCTGAAAGCGGAGTTGGAAGAAGCAAGAGCCGAGATCGAACGGCTGAACAAGCAGATTGCGGAAAAGGACGTTGACAGCCGGACGTTCATTGACGAATACATCAACGGTCCCGAAGATGACAGAACGGAGGTGCAGAGGTGGGCAACGAGCAACAGATGACTTCTCCCCTGTGGGAGGACAGAGAACACGCGCGGGAGTATCTCGCGGCGGTCGGGCTTGCAAAGAACCTTCCGCTGTTCGTCCGGTTTTATGACGGCGACCAATGGCCGCGGGAAACCGATGCCACGCGGAATATGCCTCGGCTGACCGAAAACATCATCAAGATGATCTGCCGATACAAGAAGTCCGCGATCCTCTCCACGCCCGTCCGCATCGTTTACAAGAGCGAGGACGACAGGAGCGCGGAGAACTTCACCCGCTTCTCCGACTACATCCAGAAGGAGATCGGGCAGGATGACCTTGACAAACAGGCGGTCGGAAGCGGCGTCAAGAAAGGCACCTACATCTTCCACTACTACTGGGACGCGGAAGCGCGCGGCAGAAAGGGGCAACTCCCCGGCGGGCTTCGGTGCGAACTGATCGACCCGCTCAATGCCTATTTTGCGAACCCGGCGGAGCCGGACGAGCAGAAGCAGAAGTGGATCATGTTTGAGAGCCGCGAGGAAGTCCAGGCAGTCCGCGCAAAGGCGGACAAGGGTATCAACCCGGATATGATCACAGCGGACGAGCAGGACAGCCTGTACCCCGCGAAAGAGCAGAAGGGAACCCCGATGTGCACTGTCCTGACGCGGTACTTCCGCAAGGACGGAGAAGTGTACTGCGAGAAGGCGACAAAATCGGTGATCTTCAATGCCGCATACCCCATCACGCCGGACTTGAACCGCGCGATGGAGGATATTCGGAACGCGGAGCCTTACGCGGACGAAGCCACGAAGAAAAAGGCGAAGGAAGACCCCGGCAACAACGCGATGCCTGATAAGCCGGGAGAAGGCGAACAAACGATCTCGGACAGCACGAAAGCGTATCTCTACCCGGTTGTCGTGGGAAACTACGAACCGCGCGAGAACAGCATCTACGGGCTTGGCGAGGTCGAAGGGGTTGTAAGCAACCAGAAGGCGATCAACCTGATCCTTTCAATGGCAACATACAACATTGAACAGACCGCATGGAGCAAAAAGGTAGTATTGCCGGGAGCATTGAACGGTCAACGGATCAACAATGACCCGGGTCAAGTCCTCACGGACTTCTCAAAGACCGGCAATGGTATCAAGAACCTGGAAGGACAGCAAATTTCGGCTGACGTGTTCAAAATCATTGACACCATTGCAAGTCTGACGCGGACGGTCACCGGCTCCGCCGAGGTGATGACAGGCGAAACGGTTGGCGCGAATATGTCCGGCGCGGCGATCGCACAGTTGCAATCGCAGGCGTTGCTTCCCGTTGAAGAACTGAAAGATACCTTCTGGAACGTCAAGAAGAAGCAGGGCAAGGTGCTGGCGCAGTTCTTCAAACTGTACTACACCGAAACGCCGTTCTTCTATGACGACGAGGAGCCGGACGTGGACGAGCAGGGAAAACCAAAGACCGATGCGTTCGGCAATCCGATCAAAAAGACCGTCCGCCGCTCCGGATCGTTCAACAGCGCTGCGTACCGGGAACAGGATATGGATGTCGTTGTTGAAACAACGGCAGGAACGAAATCCTCTGCCGCAGGCGATATTGCCGCTCTTGATCTGCTTTTGAACCACGGCGACATCAGCGCAAAGACCTACATCGAGATGTACCCGGAAGGCGCGCTCTCCAACAAGACCGAACTCGTCCGCAAACTCGGCGAGCAAGAGGCAAACGCGCTTGCTTCCATGCAACAGCAGGTGGCGCAGGATCAGCAGATGATCCAGCAGATGCAGACACAAATCCAGGAGCAGAACGACACCATAAACAAGGTTTACGCTCTGATGAACGAGAACAAGCGGCTCAACGAGATGCTTGTAACGCTCTATCAGGAAGCGCAGGAAAAGGTGCAGTACGCCAACCAGCAGATCGAGCAGGGCAACCAGAAGATCATGGAAACCACGCAGGACGCAACCGCGCTGGCGCAGGATCTGGCACGGGCGCAGGGGCTTTTGTAACGGTAACGACCGCATAGCGGTATGTTATAAATTCGCAGGAATAGCGTGAAAAATCCAAAAAAGAAAGGGACTCCGAATGGACACCGAAGAACTGAAAACAGCGCAAGCAAGCGAAGAACCCGCCGAGACGGTCGAGCAGGAGGGGGAGCAGGTCGGCACCGCTGATACCGACAACCAACAGACCGAAACCGATGCGAACACAGAAACCAACGATGCAGACTTTTCCGAAGGAGAAACGAATGGGAATGATCACCCCGCCGAGGAACCGAAGAAAGAACCGCAATCGAAGGAACGGAACGCAGAGGAAGCCCGCAAACGCCGCGAGGCAGAAAAGCAGGCGGCGATCAAGCAGGCGAGGGTTGATGCCATCATTGAGGCAATGGGCGGGAAGAACCCGTACACCAACGCCGAAATGACCGATGCGGACGATGTTGAGGAATATCTCAACATGAAGAAGATCGAGAAGGACGGCAAAGACCCGATCGCGGACTACGCCAGTTGGACAAAGCAGCAGGCGAAAGCCCGCAAAGCGGAACAGGAAGCGCAGGCGGCGCAGGAAGCGAAAGCGCGGGACGATATTGAAGCGTTCCGCAAGGCGCATCCCGACGTGGACACCAACGTCCTGTTCAAAGACGAAGCGTTCACCGACTACGCCGAAGGCAAGTTGGGGAGCAAGCCGCTCAACCAGATTTATGACGGCTATCAGAAACTGGTGGGCGGAGCGAGAAAGGCGGAACAGGAAAAAGCCGCCCAAGCACTCGCAAACAGCCGGGCAACGCCCGGATCGGCACATACAAATGCCGCGACGGAAGCAGATTTCTTTTCTGCAGATCAGGTAAGAAACATGACTCCCGCCGAGATCCACAAAAACTACGAAATCATCTTAAAATCCATGAGAAAGTGGTGATTCCGCTCTTTTCATGGTAGAAAGGACGGATTATTATGGCATCCGCATTTACTCAAAACTTCATTCCCGAACTGTGGCACGAGGCAATCTTCCGAAACCTTGAAAATGCGCAGCGTTTCGCCGCCGACTGCACCAGAGAATTTGAAGGCGAGGTCAGAAAGTACGGCGACAC